GCACTGTATTGAATGCGATTGTCTTAGCCATGTGACATGGTTTGCACAATGGTTGCAGGTTATCAATGGTATTGCTTCCACCTCGGGCTACTTCAATGATGTGATCTACCTCGGTTGCACGGTCTCCGCAATACATGCATGTCTTACCCCATACTTGGAAGCAGGCCTTGCGTAAGTTACGCCACTGTGTGTCTGTACCTCTAGCGTGTGCCTTGCTCATGCGACCAATACATCAATAGGCCCTACACATGTCGGGCTGTACTTAATAGCCGCGCCTACTGCCTCTCTAATGCGCCATTGTGGATCATCAGTGTGTCTGGTTGCATGTAATGATCCCATTGCAAATGGATAGCCTGACCCTGTTGCAATCATGTTGTATTCACCTACTGACCAATCAACTGTACTTATTTCAAACAATCTGCCATGTATGCCTACAAGTAGATCAGCAGCATTATCATCAACATTTATGTCTATCTTGTATTCATCAGCTGCTCGCTGTAATGCCCCACAGAACGACATACGCATCCATTGTTCAAGGTTTGAAGTGTTTATATCTGGGTATGTAGCAAAGGTTGTAAGTTGTCCTGTGCCCAGTGAGCCACTGTAACCAATGATGTAAGGCCCTACCTTTCGTATCTTTGGCCTTGCTAAAGGACTAATGAAATTACTATCTGACATAGCCCGGTCAGCCCCTAAATAGACTTTGCCGTTATGTGTTAGCCCTGCAAGTATTGTCATTAGTTTTGCCTTATGTGTTTTGCCTCTGTTAGATCAATGTAGGCATTCTCTCTGACTATTTTGCCACCATTAATTGTTTCCTGTGTTTCTGTAAAGTCTTTTCTAAAGCTGCATGTCCATTCGCCCTTGTTATTGGCTAGTTGTTTGGTGATTAGTAAATCATCTGGTATCAAATACAAGAAGCCGACAAATGGCACACCTAATGCATGTGCTGTTGTACGACCTGCCTCAATTTTGGCGTAAGTTACCAACCATTCCATGTCCCATTTCTGCAGTTGGTCAAGGCTCATGTTCCGGGACTTCTGTTCTACTACGGCTACCACGTTTGTGTCGTTGTCTACAATGACCGCATCAACTAAGGCTGAACCGCTTTTAGGCGTGTGTACATAGGTGAATTCTGAATAATGGTGCTGCCATAGTTCCACGGCTCTAAGCTCGTGCTCAAGGGACTCTTGACCCTTTGGGGAATTAACGTCAAGCATCTAGTCCTCGATCCCTTGCATTATGTTGTAAGCCGCCATCATGCCGTTACGGTAATGAACATTTACTGATGGATGCATGTCAATAATTACGTCCATTAATTGATCAAGTCTTTCTTTCCAAGTCCTGTCAATCATCCCGGCTATTTGTTTTGCATCATTGAAATCTTGTTGTAATTGTGTGTGGTCTTTACTTAACATCTCTACTCCTGTTACATATTTGAGTAATTCAGATTGTCTGACTTGTACCCATTTATCACTTCTTGATGTCATGTAATTAAGTTTAAGAGTGATTCACACCCAGAACTGGTAGGTGAGCAGGAATGGCTCTTAGCGAGCCATTCACACCCGTCACCGTATAGGTTCGCTTGTAAAGGGAGTTATCCACTATAGATAACCCAACTGCGCCATGTGCCTGTTACCAATTTGTTATGTAATAAGGCAGTTCGGTTTTATTACTAGTAATCAGGCTCGCATTTCTGCATTTGGTATGAATATCAGGCATACCAAAGACACGCCCTCTAACGGCGGTTTAGCAGCTGATAAGGCAGCCAGCAGTTTAAGTCTTGCCTAGACATTTAGTGAGTTTTGCTATTAAGATGTGAGGACTAGCCAGTAGTCCGGACGAGGGATCAAGAACCACTCCAACTACTGGCTAGTTTTTATATTTGTGGGCTTAACTTTTGCTCGTAAGTATTAACTACTCCACAGCATTTAGTCATCCAAGTTCTTGTGTCTGTGTATGGGTCAACACCAATGTCAAATGGCGATAATGTCTCATGGCACACTTCGCAGCTCTCGGCCAAATAATGCGAGGCATCATAAGCGCCGTAAAGTTTCTTAAGTATTGAAATAAACATCTCATCTTTGTTATCCATCATTAGCCCTCTTTCTGATGTCCTCTGTTTCTTTAGCCATGCATTTGTAAGCCTGTGTCAGTAGATCGGCACAATGCTCACAATCCATGCTTCTAAGATTTCTTGTAAGTCTTAATAAAGTCATCAAGGTGGTGTGAAACTCAAGTTCCCAACGGTTAGTCATTGTAACCTCCATTAGCCATGTAACAGTCAATGCAAGCAACTGGGTGATCCTTACACACGTCACAGTCCGGGTGCGGCACATTAACTCTTAGCATTCGGCAATCTGCGTAATGATCGCCTTTGTAAAGTAATTCAGGTGGGCAGTTACATCTCATGCCATGTAGTCCAATGCAATAAATGTGTCACATGGAAATTCCTCATTGCATACGAGGCAATTCTTGTATTGACGGCAGTTGTCACAGTTTTCATCAGTTGTGCCACATACTAAGCAAGGCTTGTCTGTTTTTTCATGCCTGTAATGAATGGCCCGGGCCTGCTCAATAGCAGATTGTAGGTCAAATAGGTCAGTGCATACGCAGTGACAATGCTTGCTGTGATCAGGGTGTGTCATTGCTTGCTTTCCTTTCCACAGAATTGGCATGGATAGCCAATGTATGACCAGCCTCCACAGCTGCACCTAATAACGTCTGCATCGGTCATGACCTATCAAACTTAGGATCGCATTGTGGTTCACCATCGCAAAAATAGCCTGCGTAAGGCTTGCCAGTCTTTTTAGAGATACCACTACGGCGATTCATTGGGCCATGGAGGCACATAGGCACTAATGCCTCATCCTCATAAGCATCTACGCTCTCCTCCATGGCTGGTACAGGTAACCATGGGTCGGTTTCCATGGTGTTACTGGGTGGCTCTTGCACCACCTCTTTTGGCTTAGCAGGTCCGGGGGCTTGTCGTTCACGACTTCCCATGATTTCCTCTTTAGTGCTCAAGCCCTTGGATGTGCCAATGTTTAGACTTGCACATGCTCTGCCCCAACAGGCTGTCTCAAGGTTCTGCAGCTCTGAACCATTTGTGTATGGACTCTTGCCATTGATCAGTTCTGATGCTGTTCCAATGCCCGGTAATGGATCATCAGGTGTGCGATAGGCTCTGGCAACTCCCCACATTTTTAATGGGTCTCCATCCATGACTCCCATGAATTCAAATTGAATTGATCCCTCTGGGTATTTTTCATAAAACATTGCAACACGTTCTGCAACTGTTACATAGTTACTTATGTCAAATGCCATTAGATTCTCCAGCCGTCATTCCACATTTGCTGTTCAATAGTTGGTCCATGCATTGCACGAAATTTGGCTCTAAGTTTTAACGTATGTTGAGCCTCTATGTAGATACCAACAAAGATACCTAAGCCAAATAAAACTGCACAATAGAGAAATATTGTAATTGTCATGCCCTGATTTCCTATTCTTAGTTGTAAGCCTTGGCGCTTACATAAATAGTTTTAGCACGTCAAGCAGGATTCGCACAAGCACTTTGAGAAAACAGGCGTGTTGTGGCTTGTGTCCAAATGATTTTGAAGCACTACATGTAGTGAATCAACCTTGTTTATCAAGTCTGGCAAGGATTTTCCACCATTGGCGTAAGGCTGAATGGCATAAGTCATTGTGTCTATGTAGGCCTTTATGGGCTTGACTATGCCCCATTTGATTAGCATTCCTACAAGAGTGAGGATTGCTATAAGTGAGCCTGCATATTGGCCAGCTTGTATAAGTGTCATTAGTTTGCCTTAAACTGTCTGCCGTCAAGCACAATTGCTGTAGTGCCATCATGATCCAAGTAAATTGCGATGTTCATTGTTCGGTTAACAACTATTGAATGTGCCAAAGTGACCCAAACTTCTTTACCTGCCATGCCGGGATGTACTGGGTAACTAAAGTGGCCTGTAAAATCAGCTGCTGCTGTGTTTGGGTATCTGCAAAATCTGAATCTAATTACATTTGGCAATCCAGTTGCAGGTAATTCAATTTGGATTGTTGTTTCAAGTGTCATCCGCTTAGTAATTCTTGACGGCTTCCAACTTGTAGCATTTAAAATTCGTACTTTTGTAGCATCATTAGGTAAGATTGCCTGTTTGTCTTTATTGCTTTCTACTTTAACTATCATGCTTTAATCCACTTATCAGGATTTCTAAATTTAGTTGGATTCCAAGTACGCTGAGCAAGAATTTGAAAGTGTAAGTGTGGGCCTGTGGTTTTACCACTGTTACCTGATGTGCCTAATAACTGGCCTTGACGTATTCTCTGGCCTACTGACACGTTTACCCCATTAAGGTGGCAATAACCTGCCCACAGGCCTGCTGTACCGTCCTCAAAAGCATCATTAGCAACTATGACATGGATGCCAAAAGACCAGCCCCAGCCTTTTTTGTAGACATGTTTGCCAGCGTGGACTACAACGCCCGGCACAGCTGCTACGACTGGTGTGCCAATTACTGCTTTGTAATCAATGCCTTTGTGAATGCCACCAGACTTGTATTTAACCCCAAAGGGAAATGAAACAATGCCGGATTTAATCGGCTTCATCTAGGTTGGCCCTGCCATAGTTGTCATACTCTGGATTAAGCCAGTTAATGATAATTGGTAATGCTGAAACAAGGCCAATGGTTAATGCCGGATGAATGCCTAAAGTGTCTGCATTTACAAGCAACCAACCAAGCACACCAGCACTAAATACCTTTACGAATGAGGCAATTGGGCTATGTGCCAACCACGTTAAAAAAGTCATTCTGAAGCTGCAATTTCTTCGATTGGATCATCTCTTAGATTTTTAGCTTCTAAAGTTACGCCACAACCGCCGCATTCAGCAGTTTTAGGATTTCCAGCAAAATGGATCTCTAAATCTTTTTGCGAACATTTTGATTTCGTGCATTTAAAAGTAACCATAATTAAGCCAATTCATAAGTAATAAAGCCACAAACTCTTGCGCCTGTGCCTGCTGGATATGCGTTTTTATAATCATAAATTCGAAGTTCACTTGTTGTGGTCAAAAAGATTTGCAACATTGAACCACTAACTGACAATTCTCTACCTGAGCCGACTTGGTTTATGTTTTTCGCTGTTTTGCCAGCAGGAATAGTCAGATTTAACCCTGTGCCACCTGTTCCATTGTTAGTAATACTTACATCAAATTGTATAAAAAATACTTTACCTGATTGTGCCCATCTTGCAGTGTTGACGGTATAACTTGTAATAGTTCCACCTACTGATGTAAGTGTGGGTGTGTAAGTAGTCCAAGTTGGGCCACTAAGACCAAAGACTGTTGCATCGATTGCATCGCCCAAAGCCTCAATCGCGGTTGCGCCGTCTTTGACGTAATCGGTGCTGGTTGGTACTGGCCAGCCGTAGTTAGGTGTGGTTGTTGCCATGCTATAAGTCCTGCCATTCAGTCGTAGTTGGAGTATACCCTGCCCATGTAACAGTAGGTGCGATTTGCAGCCAAACTTGGTTAGGGTATGTCTCGGAAATTGCCGAGCAAATTAGTGTCATGGTAGCTGTGTATCGGTCAAGATTCCACTTAATGCCCTCAACAAAGCCATTAAAAGTGCCACCGAATACTGTCGGCAAATCTTGCGTGTATACCGCTGATCCAACGTGCATTAAAATTAAGGCATCCCGAGTGGCATCGCTAACGGTTGGACTGTGAAGCGGAATCGTCAGTTCCTCTGGGTATGTGCGCGGATAGGCGCGACTTTCTAGAAATGCGTCAGCCTGACTTTGGGCGTCAGTGCCATTTTCTAACTGCGTTGTTCTAGTTCCTGATAACACGCCATAAGACTGTTGACTGGTGTAATCCTCGGCATACTTTTCTTGGTTGTTTTTGTAGGTCAAGGTCACGTCATTAACGATTTCTGACCACTGAGCGGCCTGTCGCAGTCCTACGGCTAGTAAATCATCATTAGTAAGGGTAAGCGGTGTTAGTGTCGCTCGGCTTGTGTATGAGTCATAATGAATAGATCCGTCAGGTGCTTCGTACAAGAATCCTCTGCCAGACTGGGCGGCCTCTTGAGCCAGAGTTAGGGCGTTGGCCTCGCCACCGCTGTAAGCGGTCAACTCGTATGTGCCGGGCATATCAATGTCAGTAATCAGATTGTCAACCAAAGTCTGGTTAGTTCCACCCCAGTTAGCCCATGTGGCAAGACTGCTCACAGCTGACCAAGTTAGTGTCGGGACTACCTCCGACCAACTTTCGAGGAATGCATCTGAAAGAATGTTCAATACTCTTGTGCCGTCAAACTCTTTGGCAAAGCCTAAGCCGCCTGTTGTAAAGCGATTAAGGATAGCCAGTGGGCCAACGGCAGTAAGACTGTAACGTGCCACTGATCCCTCTGAACCATAAGCATCCAGTCCGATTGCAATGTCTGAAATCGTGCCAGTGTAAATGGTTTGATAAACATCGTCAGTATCTTTGATCTGGATCTCAACGCTATCTGACAGGTTTACATTCAGAGCGGTATCGGCATCAGTCCACAGACTTACATTGGCAATTCCAACCAATGCTTGCTCGTAGATGTCACGGCGGCCAAGGCTTATTGAAATGTTGCTGATTGTGTTATCTGCATACTCATTGACCCCAGCAAAAATTACTTTTGGGTATGGCGTGTAGACGGTCACAATGTTGCCCCGACAAAGTTAACTGCGCCTGTGCGCCTTGCGCTATCTTGGAGCAGCTTTTCGATTGAACGGCGAGCAGACTCACCATCAATAATGCCATTGAGGTTGATTGTGACATTTTGTGCGCTTCCGGCATCTGGGCGAATTGATCCCGAGCCTGATGGGATAAAAGTTTCAGGGCCAAACTCGCCTACTCGGTATGGCTGGTTTGCCATGACTGATCCACCAGCTGCGCGACCGCCAGCCAATTTAATGTAGTCGCCCAAACGCTTGAATGGGTTCATAAATTCTTTAAGTGGACCCGGTACTTTGTCATAGAAAGTCATGTAACTTTCGTAGGCTTTAGTTACCGATTTAATAGCATTAGCAAAAGTTTCCATTGCATCAGCCATTTTCTCTAATGTTGTAATTCCTGATTCGGCATCTGGACTATTGATTTCCTTAAACAAACCTGAAAAGGCATCGGCAACTGCTCGCAAAGCGCCGCCTAGGCTGTTTGCGCCGTTGCCCTCAAAGTCACCTGCAAGTTCTCTTGCTCGGTTGCTAAGTCCCTCTGGGTCCTCGCCGCTGAATCCCTTGGCAACATCCAAAACCATTGTCAAAAGTCTGCCCATGACTGGCAATAACTTTGCACCGATTGATTCTTGAAATTCTCCAAGTCGTTCTTTAAGAATTGCCATTTGACCGGCATAAGTCTTTGCGGCAGCAGCTGCACTGCCGCCAAATTCTCTTGATAATTCCCCGACCCAATCGATACCAGCTGCGCCTAGTTCGTTAACAATTTCTTGTTGGGCTGCGACCTTTTCTTGGGATTTGACATACTCTTCGCTGCTTGGCCCAAAATCTCTCAAATTATTATTGAGATCAGTTTGCATTTTTGCTAATTTGGCGTTTTCTTTCGTGTATTCTTTAGCGTTTTCAGCGTTATCGCCGAGAGTAATGCCAAGTTTTTTAAGTGCCATAAATTGGCCATCATTAGCCTTAGCCAAAGCCATGACAACGGTTTCGTAATCCTTGCCAGTACCTGCAGCGATCTCTGTGGCTAATGTACTTAATCGCTGGGCTTCCGTTAAATCTTTGGTTGATCGAACAAGTCTGGCTAATCCAGCTCGCTGGGCAACGTCGCTTACACCTGTGCGAAATTGCACGCTAGTGATGTATTTTTCATTGGCTGCGATTTGTTCCTCGGTTGCACCAATTACGTTTTGCATTGTCTTAACTAGAGTGGCTTGGCTTTTCTCATCCTCAATGGCAGACTTGACACCATCAACGCCCAACTTAATAGCATAAGCACCTGCGGCAGCAGCTGCGGCGGTAAAAGCAGCAGCTGCAATCTTGCCGTATTTGCTTACGCTTTTTGTAAAACCTTTGGTGTCATTGTCAGCTTGAGCTAGACTACGGCCAAACTGATCGACATCGGCAAGTAGTGAAAGTTTAAGTGTTCTAACGTCAGCCATTATGGTGTCCTAGCCCAGTTGTCCATTACCTTGTTTACTGCTGCAAACCACTTTTTCTTAATTTCTGGTTGCATTGCTTTCAGTGTTGGGAAAATCCAGTATCCAGTGTTTCCGCGACCCTCACGACTTGTGCGAGGTGGGAATCTGAAACCGCCGTTAGGGAATGCGTTGGCGTTACCAAAGGCATTGCGATCTCCACCAAACTCATTACCGAACAATAACTGGCCTGCATTAGCACCGCCAGATACTCGACCTTTCGAGCCGCCAATGTAAACAGTAGGTACACGGTCTCGGGCAGGGCGTACAGTCTCGGCTACAATACGCGCTTGTCTTGGATAGAAAGGATGAGCATAACCAGCCTGTTTGATGCCTGTAGCAGTCCAAGCACTTATTGAATAAACGTCATCTTTTAGTTCAACTTGTGATTCTTTTTCCATCACACTTAATGCTTTTAACAAACCTCGATAATCAGCAAGGTCTGGTTTGACTGTAATTGTGCTTCTTGTTTCAGCCATGTCCATTCCTTTCTGTTATCAGCTGTAAGGCTGTGTTGATGTCTGCGAGTGACCATTGGTACAAATCCGATAATGGAATCCCGGTGACAACTGCTATTCTGACGAGTCCGTCAGCGAGTTCTCTTTTGGGCTTTCCTCGACCACCTCAAAGGTTTCAAACTCATTGGTGACCCATGCTTGCTGACTTGGTAACTTTGTATGCCCTTGCGCCTTAGCGGCCTTGTAGAGCATGCAGGTTATGACATCCAGCGAGCCTTGGCTCATCTTTTCTGCCGCTTGGCTAACTGTGTAACCGAGTTCTCTTTCGATCTCAATCCACAACCAAGCGTTTTCATCACTCACTATGTAGTTGTTGCCCTGTTTTGTTGTAACTGTGTATTGCATAATGGTTGCCCTGTTCTGCTAGTTATGCTCGGGTTACTGTTCCATCCTCGACTACAAAAGATAGCGAGGTTGTCAGTACGTCAGTAGCCGCGCCACCAACGGTTGGAAATACTGGGAATACGTTGCCAGTAAATGTGTCACCGTTTACATCAAAGCTAAATGGCAATGAAGTATCTGGCGCACTAGCTGCTGCATCCCAGAGTGCTGAAATAATACCAGCGCTTGATGTGTCGTCTAGGTATAGTTCGACGTTTAGTGTGGCTGTCTTGTCTACAGTCTTGTAGGCGCGACCTGAAAGCACTTCAAGAACCTGCTGGTTGTTTTCGCGCTCTAGTGTAACTGTTGATGCTTGGTCAGCGTATGACACAGAGTTGATGCTCAAAGTCAGATTCCGACCAGTTATGTATGTTGCTGGCATGACTTGCCTTTCTAGTTGGTTGTGACCATCTCTATGTTGAGTTGGCTGATAAGCATGTCGGCGTTTCCGATTTGCTGGACTGTGGGTTGTGACCATCCACCCAAAAACGAGATGTTGTTGGCTAGTAGATCATTAACTGAAAAGATTAAAGTTTCTAAGTTGGCTAAGGCAGCACGATTGTCAGCTGCATTAACAATTACTGTAATGTCAAAACGCACATTACAACGAGCGCCACCAATTGCGGACACTGTGATGTAAGGCGATCCCGGCACAAGCACAATAGCAGGCGGTGTAATGTTCTCATTTGGGTATGAGTAAACTACTCGCCCGGCAGCTGCAAGAGTTGCGGCAAGTGAATCACGGTAAATTGCTAAATTAGCCAAGGTAGCCTCTAGTGTCTAGGTGCTTTCCTAGTAAGCCAGACACACGAGTAAGCATTGAGCGCCCTAGGCGGTACGGTGCTGGACTTTGGAAGTCAACCCCTTGCTGGCCTAGCGTGCCAGTACGAGTGATCCAGATGTCGCATGCTACGGCTAAAGCGGCTTCGCGTACTTCTGGAGTTGTGTCATATTGAGCGGCTTGGCTGGTTAATACTGCTCGGCCATTAGGAATGATTTTGCGCTTTGTAATGTCAGCATTTGTAATAGCAGCTTCAAACCATGTTACGCCGTATTCATCCACGCCAACTTTAGTAACTGTACGTGAGCCATTAAATGGTGAGCCACATCCAGTAACAGTCAATGCCTGACCAACTACAAATGTATTGTCGTAGCAGTAAAAGCGAGCGACATTGTTTGTAAGCGCTACGCCGTTGATGGCTACATCATCAAAGATTAAGTAAGACAGGATTATGTTCTCGGCACTGTCTGCAACTGCTTGCACAATCGAGTCAGCGTAAATGTCACCGATACCAAGTACGGCTTTTAGCTCGCTTAGTGTAATCAGTGCCATTTCAAATCCTTATCTATTAGGGGTGTGTGGGGGGCACAGGGCCGCACCCCCCACACGATTGCTAACTCGAACCTTAGGTCAAGTTAAAGCGACGTACGCCACCAGCGGTCAAAACGCCAACGGCTAGGTAGCCATAAAGCATTGTTTCGATTTCGCCAGAAGTTACTACGTTTGTTGACATACGTAGGATTGGTGATTCGTAGATTGCAACTGCGGATGGGGTAACAATGAATGCCGACTCATCGATAGTTGTTGCTACTGCATTTGGATCTACGTATAGGTCAAGTCCAAGCACGTTACCGCGTAGGGATTGTGGGCCTGCAACTCCACCGTTGTTCTGTGGGTTGTATGCGTTGTAGATTGGGCGACCGGTTGTGTCGGTTGCACCCATCAACAATGACCACTGCGAAGTACCAGCAATGTATGCGCTTGGTAATTCGCCAGTTGCAAGGTAAGCAGCTGGGGCTTCAGTGGATACGTAGGAAATGATGCCAGCGGATGTTGCTGCTACTGCGGTTGCCTGTGTGCCACCTGCGGTTAGTGCTGCAATAACTGCTGCATCTGTTGCCTTGTTGTAGGCGCGTGTCATGTTGTCGACCATTGCTTGGAAGAAGTCTGGGGATGAACGCTCTAATAGTTCTACTGAGTAGCGCTGCATTCCTGCAAACTTGTTTACATCTAGGTTGACGTATGAGGACACAATTCCGGTTTCGGATGGTGCTGCACCTTCGTTGGTGTCAGCAACTGTGCCTGCTGTTGTGATTTTTGGATGACTGATTACCATGCCTGATGCAGTGATAGCGCGTGAGCCGATTGCATCGATGGCTGGACGTGATCCGATGGATGTATCAATAACGCTGTTTACATACTGCACTGGGGTGAACGCTGGGTTCGTGCTGAATGAGTCATCGGCTGCCATAACATACTGGGCTGAATCATGGTTGCCCATTTTGGCCTTGATGCTGTGCTCTAGGTAAGAGGCTTGGCTGTTGATTGGGCTACGAGGCTTTACGTAGGCCACTGGTGCAGCTGCTGTAACAACCGCGGACGCGGTTACTTCATCAGCCACTGGTGCGGTTGTTTCTTCCACTGTTATCTCCTGTGGGTTTTCCTCTGCAGGGGTTTCTGCTTCGGTGGTTTCTGGGGTTTCCTCTGTAGCTGCTACATCAGAAATCTGAGCATCCTTAAATGCTGGGTTAGTTACATGAGCAACGGCTTCAAGGTTTGCAGATGCAACTACCATGACACCCTTTTCAATTGTGTACTCATTAACTTTGGCTTCAATGCTAAATGCCGGACGCAAGCCCTCGGATGCTTCTACAAGGGCATCATTACCAGCGCCTGTCGGTGCGATCTTAAAGGCCATAGATACACCTGCTGGTGTAACTTCTTCTGATCCTGCAATACCACGACCAAGTGGGCGTGTGCGGTCATGTTCCATGTTTAGAACAATCTGACTAGCATCAATGTCACCAAATGCGCCAAACTCAAAGCGCACTGGGCCAGCGGATGTGTTACCGACCTTGGCAAAAGGTACAACTAATCCCTTGATTGTTCGGGTTTCTGTGTCAGCAGCCAATACTTGACCGTCAAAATTAATTTGCATTTTCATTGCCTCTCGGTGCTAAGTCCATTTCCTCACGTGCCTCATCAACATTGATAAGTCCTGCATCAAGCATCTTGGTCAATACTTCAATCTGCTCAAGTGGATTTCCACGCAAGTAATCATCAAGATCAAACCTGACTTCTTGCCCACGTGGAGTCACGTCATTCATAGTGAGTCTTTCCTCAATGCAACTCATGTATGGGCGCAATGAGAAATCAACAAGGCTACGGCGCTCTTGGCTTACGTTGGAGTAAGTGGCGCTGGCAGATTCAGCGTTAATGTACCAAGCAGGAATGTTGCACATACGAGCAATTTCAGCTGCTGTGTTCAAGCGAGATTCAGTAAGTTGCATTTGCCCGGCATCATAACCAAATGTGGTTACATCCAATGGGCCAGATAGGTAAGCGGTTGAGCGAGTAGCCCGGGCTTGCTTCCATTGTGCCAAAAGGCTTGATACTTGCTCTGGTGGTAGATCAACGCCAGAATTTTTAATAACCATTGTCGGATTTGGCTCACTGGCCATTCTCTGTACGGCTTCCTCTAACTTCAAAGCTGTGGAAATAGTGCGGCCACCTCGGTTAAGAATGCCCTCGTCAATACCGCTAAACATGATTAGTGATCCAACACCAGTTGCAGGTAATAATCCACCCTCAATGTAAAAACCGTTAACGATTTCTTGAGTGTTTAGATCGGTTGTGAATGTAACGCGTGTTGGATCAATTCTGCGAGCTTGTGTTGGCCTGCCATCCTCGGCGCTTACTTCAAGCACTTGCCAGAATGAGCGACCATGGAATAACAAATCTTCAACTGTCCAAGCCATGGTTACAGATAACGGCAGTGCTGGATCAGGCTGTCTTAGGATCATGCGACCCTCGACCTTAGCGCCAGTGATTTCGTTGTAAGAGTAAAGGCCTAATGTGCCAATAGTGCCAGCAATGATGTTACGAGCGCGGGCAACGGCTGGTACTTGCATTGCGCTTGAGCGGTCAACGCGGAAAGTGTTAAAAGGCGTGAAGTATGCATCCTGATAAAACGGGATCGCAATACCTGCACGAGCTTCAATGTCTGGTTTCTGTTCTGGAGTACCCAATAAGAAATCAATAAAACCCATACTGCATTATCTCATAAATGTGTGACATTTAAGCATCTGTAAGGCGTGTCGGAAAGTGTGTGGGCTAGTGATAGGAGTGACTAGCCCACACACGAGGTACTGCCAAGTAGACCTTAAGAACTAATGATACTCACAGTCTGTTGTGGCGCACAAGCATGCCCCGCCGCCATGACTAATGCAACTGCAGCTGTGATTGGTACTTGCGCTGCTCTACGTGCAATGCGCCAGCCACCATCACTAGCAGGCCTACGAGCGCAACTAACTAAATGACTATGCAATGTCGGTTGTCCGGGATGAATGAACTTGCCTGACTGCATCGCATTTAGTGTTTGATCGCAACTAATGGCAAAGCCTGCCGATGCCCATGGAGTTGGCTCGGTTGCAACCCCAGATTGAGCAAGTCTTGGTGCAATGTAGCCAGCAGTGTTTGGATCATAGGCAAGTTTTCTAGGTCTGTATCTACGAGCCAGTTGAGCAATCTCACCGGTCAATTCAAGGTCATTGATACCGCCCTCACGTTTCCATTCATGTAGGAATACGGCCAAGCCCTCTGGGCGCTCTTGAATAGTTACTAGGCAGGCAATTTCTCTATTGAAGTTAAGGTCTATAGCCATCCATGTAGGTAATTCATCCTCAAGTGCAACATCCTGCTCACCTGCATTCCACATGTCCATTGGCCATGGTGAGTCAATAGCATCTACCCACATACAAAGTGTTTCTGTTTTAAAAGCCTCTTTGGTGTCAAAGATTGAAGCATCTTTAATGTTTTCTTTTGTAATTGTGTAGCCCATTGCAGGATTAGCCATTGCCCATGCCTTTTCATCATTTACATCTGACCCGGGAGGTGCGCTGTATTCGTAATAACCCATTCGGCTGGACTCAAAGGTTAAGGCTCTACGCCTTTGTTCATTTAGGACATTGCTATTTAAGTCACCAGCATTTGAAGTCCAAAACACTTGGGCATTTGGTCTGGCTCGGGTAATCGGTGTTACGGCTGCCCATGTAGCCTCATCAATTTCACGTAACTCATCTACATAAAGCAGGTCAGCAGTAGAACCACGTGGGCCCTCACTGGTTGCAGCTCTAATTGCATACTTTCGTAATCTTTCGCATTTACCATTGCATGATTTTGGGTAATGGTGACAGTAAACCTCAATCTCCTCTTGGCCGTTAGTCCGGGAGACTCGCTTAATCCGCTTACGCATCCAGTCAAGGCTCTCTGCCATGTCTACAGTTTGTTTGAAAGTATCTAATGAAAGTTGGCGTGTCTGTGACATGGCAATAATGGATTTCTCTCCAAAGATGTACAGGCCAGCCAGCATCCGCATCCGCATCATGTGGGTCTTGCCATTCTGACGAGCTACTAAGACACCCACTTGAGACCTTGCCCATGTGCCGTCTGGATTTATTTTTAAGGCATCATCTAAAACATGTTCCTGCCAAGGAAGTAATGGAACACCTAACTCATTAGCCAGTTGGCTTACTAGCGGTCCTGCGCTGGGCAGTTTTAGCTGGGGGCTTTGGATTCTTGGTGTTGACAAGCCGTAGGAAGTCTCCGACATAGGCTGTTCCATCATTTTCCTCTTGTTTACTGGCAGTACGTGTTTCAACAGTTAGGTGCAGTTGTTGTAGCACTGTAAGAAACTTACCAGATAGGGCTGTTATGTCTTTAAGATCAGCGCCCATGTCAAATGCCGTATCTAGTGCTTTGGCCATGCGTCGGGCAAGATGCACAGCAGCTGCATCAGTCTTGGCGATCCAATTTGATGCTGCCAAAGCCGATTCTAAACATAGGTAGATATCAATCTGTTTGGTATCTGGCTCAACAGTTTTCTTTTGGGTCATGACTTAGGCCTTTCGGTTGTTGGTGGGTCAAATCTGGTCATTAGGGGAGAGATTCCTGCAAGGGAGTCTGTGGGTGGCACTTTGTTAGAAAAAACGCTCCTATGGCTTTCTGTGCCGTTTTTACGCACTGTATTGAATGCGATTGTCTTAGCC